CTTAGACTTCATAGTCTTCATTGTCTTCTTAACATGAGATAACCATAAATTTGCCATTTTATATTTACCTATTAGATTTTATGTTAGATGACCACGTTGTAAATTGGGGTTGTTTTCTGCATTGGTTGAAAAGAAACACTCGGGTCTGGCAAAGTTGGTTTTTTATACTTCTTAGGTTTCAATGGTCTTAAAGGTGCTGGTTTTAATAAGAAACTGTTTTCTTGGAACTCACCAATGTAAAGTTCCATCATAGAATCTACCGAACCATAATTCATTAAATTCCACTGACATCCATAAGTAAACAAAATTTGAGGATTTACATTCACTAAATCGTCTCCAATATCTGGAACAACCATGGTGATATGATTACGGTTAAAGTTAATTAATTCTTCATGGTCATGAGTTTGAGATGCCTGAGTATAAGTCAATCTTCGTAAATGAGAAGTGTTCCAAGACATATTCACAAGTTCTTCCATCAAGGTTCCTTTCATTGCATCTCCAGATACAATAATCAGTTTATTTTGGAGATTACAGACTGGTTCTACTGCTAAATTCTTACGAGTATAACTGTATTCTGAATCTAACATATGTGACCTACAAGTTGTCTTCAATATTTCAGCACATGCATTGATTACTGTTGTTTTATCGGTATGGAAGACCAAACTTAAAATAAATGGGTCAGAAGAAACTGGAGTAACAACTGGATTGAAGGCATTGTTGATAATAGAAACACAACAGGCTTCAAATGAAACAGTATTGTAAGCATAATCTACTCCTAATTTTTGGTTTTTAAGTCCAACTACTGGTTTTTCTTGGTCGTCAGAATACACATCTAACTCTACTAATCTTGGTCCTGCTTTAATAACCAATGGAAGAATTGAGTCTGAAACATAATCGTAAATTTGTGCTCCTGGAAACACAGAATACGAAGAAGAAGCAGTATAATAGTCACATAATCGGTAAGTTGTAGGACACCCTAATGGTGCTAATTTAGTCACTTTCTCATAGGCTGCGAAGGTTGGTTTAGCTTTTGAAAGTGCTTTTGACGATGAAGGCTGAACTGATGTCCAAACCATGTATCCTATAAAAATCACAACTGCACTAGCAATTATGTAATATATCCATGGGAAAGAAGGTGGTGTTTCCATTACTTTTTACCAACACGAAATAACATACCTCGTAATCCACGAACAACATCATCAGGAACTCGTTTCTCCATTGGAATTCCCATCAAACAACAGTAATGAAAGTAAACACAATACACTCCACACTCCGAATCCTGATATTGATGTCTTACTTTGTTATAAGTTGCTTCCATAGGTTTCTTATGTATTCCAGTAGCATCCCATCGTTCTTTCCATCGTTTCATTAATCGTTGAACTTCTTTTTCTGGTTTTTCAGCATAGGAATCAAAGTAGGTTATTCTTGGATACTCAAGTTCATTTCCAATATCACAAAACAAAGCCACCCAATGTTGTCCCGGGCCAGTGCTTACATCAGTATTAAAAATAATACCAATTTGAGTATATCCTTTTTTGTATAAGGATACTATATCCAAAGAACAAAGTGAATCTACTAAACAAGTTCCAGTGTTTGATTGTTTATCAAAATCTATTGGGACAGCTCCGACATAGTAATATTTTGAAAAGACTTTTGTGAATTCTTTTTCAACTTTATCAATATCAACAGATGACAACCATTCATGTGTATTTTTTAACCAAGATTCGGGAGCCGTTGGTTTTGCAATGAGAGATTGCACTACACATTCGTTGGAACGTTTGCAAAGATTATGTAATCTTTTTCTTATAGCCGACCATACAGTCTTGATAGTTCCTTTAGGAATAGGTGATTCCGTTGGGTGTTCTGAGTTATAAACATTTCTTAAGTTTTCAACTTCTTTTTCATCGAAGTACATCCTTATCTTTAAAACGGATTATGTTATTTATTAGAATTTGTAAGTATATAAAATGTCAGAAGAATTACAATCTTTAAAAACATTTATAAAACAATATCGTGTAGTTGACGATGAAATTCGTTCTATAAATAAATTACTTTATGAAAAGAGGGAACATCGTAAAATATTAGAGCTTGATATTGCAGATATCATAAAACAACCAGAGTTTTCAAGTTATAATAAACTACGAATTGAAGAAGATGATTCTACTATAAAAATCCAAAGACCAGAAACTTATCAAAAACCATGGAATCTTTCTAAGAAAGACCTTGAAAAGATATTGAAAAGTTATTTTGGAATAACACCTTCTCCAGATGCAGAAAGTTGTTTCAAATATATTTGCGATATAAGAAAGTCAGAACTTGTAGGCACTGAGTTTGTATTCTCAAGAACGCTTCCAGAAGAGGATTCATAATTATTAGTTGTTTATTTTTATCTTAAAAACGGACTTTCATATACGAATNTGTAATATTACAACTATGTATAATCCATTTAATGTAAAAAATCGCTTGTTTACCAAGCAAGATATACAAGCGATTCTTTCTAAACACGCGTGTAATTTTAAAGTTCGTGATGTGAATCTCTATCAGACTGCAATGGTACATTCATCATATGTAAAGCGAGAAGAATACACAAACCCAGCAGGAGAAAGTACACAACTCGCTCCTTTACCAGACAATTGCTTGGATTTATTCGTTGATTCATATGAAAGGTTAGAACACCTCGGCGATTCTGTATTGGGAGCATCTGTTTCTACTTATTTAATAACACGCTACCCGTCTGAAAACGAGGGATTCTTAACTGATTTGAAGAAAGAAATTGTCTGTAACGAAATGCTTGGAAGTTTAAGTCAAAAAATAGGATTAGATAAATTCTATATTATTTCAAGACATAACGAAGAAGTTTGTTTTGGAAGAATTAATCCAAAAAAATTAGGTGATATTTTAGAAGCATTTATAGGTGCGTTGTGGATAGATACAGGATACAATTATGATATAGTTTCCTCTTTTATAATCATATTAATTGAAAAGTATATTGATATTCCAAAAATATTGATGAATAATCGTAATTATAAAGAACAATTTCAAAAGTTTTATCAAGCAAAGTTTCATCATACTCCAAGTTATAAAGTATTGGTTTCCTCGTTAAATTCTTATACGGTTGCTGCAGTCAATGAAACAGGAATGCATTTAGGAATAGGAACATCTACAACAAAGAAACAAGCAGAACAATTTGCAGCAAGAGAAGCATTGAAAAATTTGGGAGCATAGTATAATGGCAAATATAGTCGTATACACACGTGACGAAAATAATAAGGTAAAAGATGTTCTTTTAGGAAAAGAATCCAGATATGTATCTGATCTTTTTGAAGGTAATTTTAAAACAAATTTTAGCGATACATATGAAACATATTTTCCTATTCAACATATAGATAAAAGTATAACAGATCCTATAAAAATAAAAAAACTGATAGAAGAAATTAGTAGTATAGAATATGCAAAAAAAAGATTTAAAAGATTGATAGAAAAACTTGAAACAGAAAAGAATGATTTCATAGAGACTATAAAAGCTAATAATATATCTCCAATTATAAGATTCGATACTCCAACAGAACATACAAGAGAAAAATCGGGTTTAAAATATTACAAAACAAATTTAAGATACTTACCAGAAAAATATAAATATGGAATTCCAAAAGGTGGAATAGAAGGAAATGAACAACCAATAGACGCAGCTATAAGAGAAATTAAAGAAGAAGTATTAGACCAAAAAGATCTAGAAAAGAAATTTTTTGCAGAACCTAACAAGGAAAAGAATAAGAAAACAAATAGTGGTCGTTCAGTATTTTTCTTAAAATATGAACCAAAACCGAAAACGAAGACAGTAAAAGATTATATAGAAGAAAATACACAAAATAGATATGGAGAAATATATGATTTAAAATTTGTTCCTATTAAAGAGGTTCTTGAAATAGCTAATAATAATCAAAAAATGAACTATCAAAGTATACAATCTATAAATATTTTTGAAGATGAAAAAATAAATTCACAACCAACACCAACAGTGAAACCAACTACACAACCAAAGCCGGAAGTTTTTTTTATGAATTCAGCTAAAAGAAATCCAGCCAGTTTTTCAAGTGATTCCTCTCAACCTAATCCTGCTAAAAGACAACACTCTGCAGGAAATAAAAAGAAGACGAAACGATTAAGTAGACATCGTCATCGTAGTTTTCGTACGAGGAAGTCTTCTAACAAGTAATTCTCGTTGACTTCCTCCAACCGACATATCTTCTGCCCCTTCCGGAATTCCTTCAATACTTCTTAAAACTTCTGCAACTCGTTGTGGTTGGTCTGCAAACTGAAGTAATAATTGTGTTCTAATAAAATCTCTTCTAAGTGGAGGTCGTGTTGTTCTAACAGACCTTGAAACATTACCTACTCCAGACCCTTCAAGCGAGAAATTATCAACTTGGTTGTCTCGCATGAATTGTAGAATAGATTCGGTATTTTTAGTTTTCTTATCACGAATTTCCTTAATTTGTTTTCTTAATTCTCGTTCTTGGTCGTCAAGAGAAACCCATTCTCTTAAACTTGCCCGAACTTTCTCCGTTGAGTCTTCTTCTGCCATTTATGTGATGTATGTTTCAAAGTTGAAAATCGGTTGCCTCCTACTTTCTGTTTGACATAGGTATTAAGCAATGGTATATAATCCGCAAATTGAGGATACTTTTCTAAATGTTCTGCTGCATCTTCTATTTTTGTAATTCCTTTCGCGATTGCAGACCCCATAATAGGAACAGCATTGGCAGTATGAGCAACTGCTTGACCAAAATCATTTTCAAGCATAGCAATTCCTGAAGCAGTCGCTGCAGCCAATGCAACAACTGGAGTAACGATTGCAGCACCAATTGGACCAGCGATTCCTTCTGCTACATCTTCTGCTGTTGTAACTCCAACTTCTGTAGAGGAATGAATTGCTTGAATTGCCAAATCTATTAATGGAACATTCTCTTTCAAGTTATGAAGAGGAGTAGTTGCCAACGCATAAATATTATTGGCTGGAGTTGTAACTGCATCTGGTAGATAATCTTGTGCTTTTACAATCGCCTGTTTCGCTGCCCAATCAGTAAATGGATAATTTCCTTGACCACCTTTCTGTTTCAAGCTTTTAAGAATTGACTCTGCTGTCTTTTTAGTGAAGATAGGAATCTTATGTTCCTTATCAAAAAATGCACTTTTCTGAATAGATTCTGCGGACCGAAATCGCTTATTCTTCAAAAAAATGTATAAACTTAATAGTTTTACAGTATTTTCTGCTACTGTTTTNTTTTTTAGTTTTTTCTTCAAATACAAAAAAGCTTTATGCTCCTTTGTATTTAGGGGATTTTCATACACCCACTCCATTATACTAGCCTTTTAAAATTTCCATTTACGATCACATTCTAAACATGTTACGAAAGTAGTCATAGGTTCATCGGCAGACCTAGTTTGCATTTGATAATAATCGCACTTAGACTTCTTTTTACATCGTGAACACCACATAAAGATAGATGCAGATTCATTTTTAGAATATAATTTCTTTTCAGTTTCAATCATCTTTTCAATTGCAGCTTTCCATCTAGCAGGACATAAATCCACAGCTGATAATTCTACAAAGTTTTTAATATTAACTTCTCCGTTCTTTATTTTTATTAACCAATTTTCATCATTTTTAACATAACTATTTGACCCTTTTAAATTTTCATAAAGGGAAATAGCTCTACTACGATACATGTTCCAAAATACCCTATTACTCCAATCAACATCCATATTTTCACGAATTGCTTGTTCTGTTACTACATGAAGCATTGCATTCTCAAGTTCACCAGAAAGCTTTTCATCTTCTAATAATTTATTGAAATTTTCAATTACTTTATCACGAATTGCACAGCTTACAAACACATCTTTAGTTTGAGTGGTAATTGGTTTAGAAATATAAATAGTTTCTCTAACAGGTTCTTCCTCTTCTTCCTCTTCTTCGATAGTGATTTCTGCATCCTCTTCTTCCTCTTCTGGTTCTTCTTCTAAGTTTTCTTCTTCCTCTTCTTCTACTACAAATGACCATTCAGAATACAATGTTTCATAATCATCAGGTTTCAAATTAATATAGGAAGAAGCAGGAGCATCATATTCATCTTGTTGTTCAATCGTATTAGCAAGAATCACAATTGGACCAGTATAAGATTCTTCATCAAATGGAGATGGAAGTATGTGAGAATTTGTATGTTCTTCATCGCCTGACATAGAAGCGAATATACTTAACCATCGTTCTTCTTTTAATGGGTCTTGAATTTTACCTTGAAATTGAATATCTGGATTTTTATATTTTTTACGAATCCATTCTAATACATCAGTTGTTTTAGGAGGAATTGAAACTTCATTAATTGTTCCATTAATTGCAATTGAAACACCAAACACCATTTTTGAAATAATAAATATTACTCCTTATTTAATTCGTTTTGTATTTGTGAAAACGGATTTATTTAAACATAGTAAACGATATAATTATATACAGGATGTCTTCCAAGTATGTTCCACCTCATTTGAGGAATAAACAACAATCTTCTGAACCAGAACAGCCTCAAAAACCAAGAAATCATTCGTTTAACAACAATAGGTCTTTTAATAATAGAAAAANCCAAGAAAGAATTGAACAAGAACAAAAAGAACTTGAAAAGAAAAAACAATTAGAAAATACAGATGAAAATTTTCCAAGTCTTGGAAATGTATCAGTAAAACCTAAAACTTGGAATGGACAACGAACATTTGCTAATCTTGCAAACGAATGGAAAGAATTAACAGAAGAAGAAAAAGAACAAGAACAAATTAAAAAAGAACAACAACAAAAATTCAATAATGTAAAAGTAATACCGTCTTCTTTTCATAGAAGAGTGTATGAAACTCCTGTATCATATCAAGAAGTTCAAGAATATCCTACTTCTTCAAACGATGAATGGAAAACTGTAGATAAAAAGGTAAGAGTTGTACATGAAAAAACAATTGCAGAAATGGAACAAGAAGATTTACAAAAAGAGATTGCTTTAGCAGAAGATAATTTCACTATATGGGATACTCATAATCAACCTGCACAGCATGAGACATACTGGGATGAACGACAATATTAGGCTATTGTCGGGGAAGAACTTGTAGATGGTACAAAGTTTTTCTTTGTGAATAATCCTCTTATCCACGCAGCAAACTGTTGACCTTTATAAGCTATAAATAATCCTGTAAGATTCTTACTGGATTCCCATGCATAATAAAACCCAAATCCAAATGCGGCAAGTAATAACACAAAATCTAAAATTCCCAAGAATCCATTTGCATTTATTTGGTCACCTGTCCATTTTGCTATTCCTGATACATCTTCTTTCATATTAGCCTTTTTAACTGGTTTCACTTGACCTTTTGTTGCAGCACGACGACAACGCAAATACGCTTTATTGTCATGAGGCATTGGTATACCAGCTAATTGTTCTACATCATTAAAGAAGACTTCTCGGTCTCCAAGAGGTTGAACTGGACGAGAACCAGGTGCTACATTTTTGGTAAGCAACGCGAAGGTGGTTGCATCCATATTAATCATTGATTTGAATACTACCCATTTGGTAGATTGACACGGTGGAATCACTAATGACCCATCATATACGAAATAAGAAGCAGTAGAAGGAGCCATCATAAACAATCCCCAATTATCACCCAAATTTACAGGGGTATATTGTGCATTTGGGTCAGCGTATTGAATAAACGAATTGAAAAAATGGGAAGAAGATGTTTCACTTGGATTGACATGAACTAATGAACTAACACAAAGCATCTGACCTGTCGGGTTAGTAAAAATAGCAACTACTTCAGCGTCTGCTTGAATGTTTTCAATCGTATGATGACTTGGATGTGTCACAAGTAATTGATTACAAGTATATCCTTCTCCGTTAAATTTACATGAGCCAAGACCAGTTGNACTTTGAAGAATTAACCCTTCGTCGGAGATGATGACATTTGCGGAGGGAATCATTGCGTCGTCAAAGACAAGTTCGCAAAGCAAGTCACATGGTTTAGAAGAAGATTGAGAAAGGTTGATAGGACTTTGATTACTTNCAAGGCAAGCCCCTTGAAAAGAAGAACTAGAGCTATAAATACTCATTTGTAAATTGACAGTATTTTGTATCTAAGAATTAATCAATATGGAAGAGGAAGAAGATATATATATTGAAGGTGGTGCAGGACCTCTTAAGAATAAGAATCAATTACAATNATCTAGAGTTAATTCACAACTAACTAGAAAAGGCAATCAACAATCTAAGAGAAGAGCAACCAGACAGCAAAAAATATTAGAAAGAAAAATTAATTCGTTTAGACAATCTTCTTCATCTCCACAACCTGTAGCAGAACCTGTAGCAGAACCACAACCAGAACCTGTAGCAGAACCTATAGCAGAACCTATAGCAGAACCTATAGCAGAACCAGAGCCAGAACCAACAGTAGAACCAGAACCTGTAGCAGAACCTTTAGCAGAACCTGTAGCAGAACCT